TCATCTCTTTTACGCCCTCTGGTCCACCTTTAGCTCTCTCTTTTTTACTTTGATTAGTCTCTGTATTAGATTTAGCATCTGTAAATCCAGGTATTTTAGCTCTTCCGTCCGGACCTACTTTTAGTTCTTTTGGATGTTGAAGTAAGCCTGATTTCTTTTCAAACTCAGCTGAAATCATATTTGTATAGTATGCAGGATCTTTTTCAAGATTCTTTAATACCTTTTTGGTAGCCTTAGCAAGTGTTTCAGGATTGAATTCAGGTGTGAAGTATTTAGGAATTGGTTTGTATTGCATTCCCATCTCTATATTAACACCTCTTTTAAATTCGTAAGGATTAACTCTATCGATTTCATCGAAAACAGAGTATTCGTCCTTTCCTGTTACGTGTTTGTAGTAGCCTTCACTCTCTTCCTTAGCTTCTTTTACTGTAGCTTTTTTAGCTTGTGATTTCCACATCGCAGCTGCAGCAACTTTTTCTCCAGCCTCTTTTGAACCATATTTCTTTTCTGCTGTCTTCTCTATTTTTTCAAAGCCTTTACCTTTCTTACCTATATCTCCACCTGCTTTAGCTTTTTTAACTATAGCTGATTTTTTCTTTTGAGATAGACCTGTAGAGGGTTTCTTTTTTCTAATTTCATTTAAACTATCTTCAGCATATACATCTCCAATTTCGTCTGGGTTATTAGTATGTATAATTGTCATGCTACTACCGATACCTTCGTATTCATTTTCAAAGTACTGTCTAGCTTCAGTTTCATCTTCAGCCATTGTACTATCTACAATCTCTCCGCTATCAGATACTAGGTAGAATGGTTTCTTACCCTCCATCGATACTTCTTCTTCTTTCTTCAATTTCGCACCTGCAATCTTATCGGCATAAGTAATCTTATTTCTAGGTGGTGCTAGTGCAGCAAATTCTTTTTGCTTTCCACTTTCATCTTCATTCATCTCCATATCCCACTGTGCTTTATCATGGTCCATTTGACCTTTCATCTCAGCATCTAAAGCATCTTCTAGTTTCTTCTCTATCATATGTAGAGTAACTGCTTTATCAGGATGATTTGATGTACTAACCAACTCTTTAGCTTTTATTAGTTTTAGTGGGTTACCATCAAAATCACCGTCAAAGATATGTTCTATCGCCGAACTAACAGTCATCTCACTTCCAGATCCTAACTCCTCACTCAGGATTCTCTTACTCTTTAAAATGCTTATAGCATCTTGGTAACTATTTACAGATGAGATCCAATCGGGGAATTGACGTCTAACGTTAGTCATAAAGTTAGCTTTCGACATCTTACCTTCGTTTAGATCACGGTATTGTTGTACTATTGATTTCATATTAATAAATATAGGGTTATTTCCCTTGCCCTTTATAGGCTTTAGGTCTTGGGTTGTGTTTGTTATAAGATTTTTTAGCAGAACCTTGTTTACGTTTACCGAAAGAAACCTTATTTGCCCCGGTGGTAGATGCTTTTGCCATGTCTTACTTAGTAATTTTGATCGTCTAACAATTTAATTCTCTCGATAATATATTCGTAGATATCTTCTTCATCAAAGCCTTCTTCTTTTAGGTCACGTATAATCTTTCCTGCTGCTGCGATTAATCGTTTAACAGAATCGATCGGTGCTAATCCATCCATTCTCTCCATAGCTTCTAAAGAAGTCTCAGTTACTTGGTTGGCGGCTGTTTCTTCATCAGATGGTGCTGGTGGTAGATCGTTACCTTCGGTTCTAATGTAAGGGCCTACTCTGTTTTCAGATATAAACTTCCTTAGGTCAAAATTGTCTGACATATTATTTTAGTTTTTTCGTTTTTATGTATGTGTGTTTAATCATTTCCTGGATCTGTTCTAAAGCTCTCTCGGTGTGTTTCATATATTTGAAGTCTTCTGAACTCTCTGTAATTTCTGATCTCAATCTCTGAGTATATTCTAATAATCTATCCAGTTCTACGATCTTTTGTTTGATTGTCTTCACTGCTTTGTGTAACTGCTCGGGTGCATTCCTTTTAGAAGTCTCCGTTCTAAACTTACCATAGTTCTCTACTATAGGCTCTTCTTCAAATAACTGCTTATAATCGATTGCCTTTGAAGCACGGTTAGGTTTATGAGATACGGGAGTGTACCCAAAATGAGAAACAGCGTAATTGTCTTTGACCTTACCTGCTGCTAATTTAGGTTCTACATCCTTCTCCTCTTTCTTAGGTTTCTTAACCCTAACAGGTGTAAAGGTTTGTTCTCCAGTACCGCCTTGAGTATTAGCACCAGTCGTCACTCCTCCGCCTGTTCCAGATGTTTCTTTATATAGAGTCTCTAGTATCTTATCTATCTCACTCATATGTTATTTAACTGGATTTAGTTCTTTATATAATTCAAAGTATTGAAGTAATGATACTAGATGCTCATCCTGGATGGATTGACGCTCTGTAATAGGTTTAGCTAAATTGATTACTTCTTTTAACTTGATTGTTACTACTTGATCTTTTATAGTCGGTAGTAATGCAGTTAGTTTTTGTCTAACCTCCACTATCTTCTTATTCAAATAGGTTTTTAATTGTGTAGTATCTGAGATATTAGCAATATACTCTTTTAAGATATCTTTTTGATCGTCAGATAATTCTTTGTAAGTTTCGTTATACTTCTCTACAATTAATCTGTAGGCTAATATTCTAATATCTTTATCCTCTTTTAAGAATTCTTGGACTGCTTTCTTCTCAACTTTTGCCGGTGTGCTAAACGCTTGAGAGATGTGTTCTAAGAGGGTAATTTTATTTATGATAAGATGTTTAGTGCTTACGAGATCCTTTGATCTCCCCGCTTCAAACAACGTATAGATAGCTGCTGAGGTCTTATAGTTGTCTATCTTAGCTTTAAAGAAATTTTCTACATCGAAGTACTTCTTAATCTCTTTGATTAGGTTGTATTTTTCTCTATTTAATACGTCCTTATCTAATTTCTTACTCTCTTCTAGTACAGTATTAATCAAACTCTCTGCTTTTGTTTCAGTTAGTTTTGGTGCTTTGGTTAGAGCGTTATAAAGATTGAATTCCTTCAATAGCTCACTGTTAGTAAAGAATTTCTTTATAATCTTAACCGCTCTTGAGTCTTGATTAGACACCATATCTGCTGTTACCTGTCTAACAAGTAGTTCAAACAGTATTCCGGTGTTCTTATATTTTGAATGTTTCTTTATATTATTCATAAAGTTTAGTATAATACTACTAATAAATAGTTAATAGTTATTGAATCTCCTCTATTATATTGGCTTCGTCTAAAAGAGTTGGTTCTTCGAATAAAGTAACTTTTCGGTTAAGACCTATCTGATCAAGGCTTGACTTCAAATTATTATAAACTACCTTAGTATGTATACCCTCTAATGATAGTGCTGAACCACCCTGGTATTTAACTCTCATAGCTCCATCTTCACCTCCGGCAGGTTTTGCTTTCAGATCGTATGTACCCATTCTATCTCTACCTAGAGGATCGTTAGCGGTACCAATGAATGAATTCTTTTCTTGAGGTCTTCCCGGTACTTTTGTTGGTTCTAAAGGATTCTTTTCATTATAACCTACCGGTACCTCTGCTGCTGCTGTATAATTGGCGTTACCACCGTATAAGCTAGCGATTTGATGCGGTGTACCAAAGGCTTGACCTGATTCTAGAGGATCATTACCCTCAGCTTCAATCTGATCGTATCTAAACTTACGTTTCTTATCTTCTAATACCTGAGCTTTAACATCATCTAATTGATCATCGCTTAATTGGAAGATCTTATCATAGATCCAATCAGTTGGGAATAGATTACTCTCCATCATCTGTGTTGCTAGATCTACTTTTTCTTGCATCAATGCAATCCTTTCTTGGTCGTAGATGATTGACGGTGTGGTTAGGTTTAATTCAAAGTTTACCATCGTCTCATCTCTATACCCTTGTGTGTATAGGTGTACTAATGCTATCTTAGTTAATTCGGATAGTACAATACGTTGTATACGTTCGATGGTTCTAGCAAAACGAATATCTTCTGCTGCTAGAGTAGCTTTACCGGTTAGATCTTTCTCATAACCCATAAATGCTTTAGGTATTTTTAGAGCAGCAAATAGCTTATCTCTTAAATATTGTACGTCTTCGATACCGTTATACTGCAGTCCAGGTACAGTCTCGATACGGGTTGCAGTATCATTACCTCTTACTGGAATAAAGTAATCTTCTAGTAAGTTCTGCATGTTATACTTTAGGTTATATTGACCGGTTTGTGGATCGATATACGGTATCTTCTTCATTTTAGAGATCATTCTCTGCATATAAGTCTCAACCTCATTAGGAGGTATCGCACCTACGTTAACAAAGTAAGCTCTCTTATCCGGGGCACGTACTATACGATGTATCATCATCGCATCCTCCATTAAAACCATTTGTTTAAATATCTTTCTACCTGGTTCTAAGTAGGATCTACCATACGGTAAGTAGTTAACGTCTCCTAATAGTCTAAAGTGTGCCATTTCATAGTTCTCAAAGTACATTGAGTCTGTTTGACCTAATAGGTTAGCGTAAGCTCCCACATATCCACTAGCACCAGATGATACTGCGGTGGGATCGTACTTGAATCTTACATAAGAAGGGTTTCTTAAATCTGTACCCTCTTCTCTTACTATGGTGTAGGCTGAGAAAGGTATTACGTTATATACACCTACCTTTTCTGCAATCTCTAATTTTAGGTAGAAATCACCAAATTTAGTCATATTTCTTATCCACGACCATAGATTGAATTCTATGTTAAGTACATCGTAGAATAGATTGTATAGTATCTTTTGAACGTTTTCATCTGAGGATCTAATCTGTAAGACCTCTTGGGCTTCATTCTTTAGAGTACATTCATCTGAGATGATATCTAGAGCTGATGCAATGATAGCATCTGTGTCCATAGCTTCGTAATCGGCATAGAGCTGAATACGCATAGCTTGGTAGTTCTGTGTTGTATTTAGGTTGTAGGCGTAAGAGTTTGAAGTGGTATACACCCTATTAAACCTATCGATGAGTGCATTTGTCTGTAATACACCGTTGGTTTGAATACGGTCTGTATCCATTACCTTGATCTCATTACCGCCAATGTTACGAATGATTACATCAGTGGAAAAGAGTCTCTTAAGACTACTAAATAAATTATTTTCTGCCATATGTTGTATTTATAAATATTTAAGTGTTTACAGGACCCATCTAATATCTTCTTGCTGGCCGTAAGGATTCGGCATCTCCCAAGGATTTTGTCCGGTTGAGGTTGTGGGTTGGTAGATTTGGTACCCGTAGTTTGATTTTGTCATACCTCCAAGAGTAGCTCTGGATAGGTCTTGGCCTACTTGTTGGAATCTTAATGTAGTATCTCTCAGGAATAGACCGATCGCCCATGCCATTACTAGGTCATCATTATAACCTTCCTGGGCTTGTGCTTTGCCATGCTTCCATACAAAGGTTCTTAATTCTTCTAAGAGTCTTTTAGATTGTATGGTACAAGATTTCTCTTGCATATATGATTTCATCTTAGCTATCACTAAAGGTCTTGAACGTTGCGTGGTTGAGAAGCCTGGTACCATACCATCTCCTTTATCAAATTTAGAGATGTAGACTTCGATATCAGTCATAGCTGCATCGGATTTAGGAGAGTAGTATAGGTTTCTATACTCTCTATGTACTGCCGTCTGTACGACATCCCATCCAATACCTGTGTTCTCTATTACCAGTAATGCATCATTGTATTGAGTGGCAACACCTACTAACATATTACCGAAATCTCTGGTATCTAGCTGTCCTTTATATTCTCCGACCTGCTTGGCTGATTCAATATCCAGTATGTGAAACGATGAATAATCTCGACCATCACCTCTGGCTACGTCGGCTACTACTGCATAAGTTCTACTATAGTCTGGCATCTCCCACAACCATATATTACTGTCTATACCCGTTCTCTGCATAGGATCCTGAGCACAAGTAGCATCGTACCAATTTAATAATTCCGGTTCTAAGACGGTAGCACCTGAGGTCATAAAGTCACAATTATGTGATACTATATCGTCTGTAAGATAGTAGCTGTCATCTCCTACATCTGTTAGATCATATAGAAATGTTTCTTTTTCAACAATACTAACCTTTGTAACACTAAGCTTTTTTGTTAGGCATATCCCTTCAATTAAATCTTTAGCTAGTATTTCAACGTTTTCAATACCTAAAAACCTGTGTTCTTCTGATACTTCCAAGTATTTACCGTTAGATAACGTAATCTCTACTACCTTAGATTTTGTAGTCTTTCTCATTCCTGAGAAATCTTTAAATCCGCTAGGTGTTTGTACTCTATATTTATTGTTTGATTTAAACTGTATCATACTTAAGTCTTATAAATAATCACATTCTTGCATTTCTGCATATAACTGTTCTAACGAAAGGATTTTCACCTCTCCTGTCTCTTTGCATTGAACTGTTACACTGCTGTCTCCCCATATACAATCACACTCTTGAGCTGCTTCTCTAACTCCTAAGGTCTTATCTTGTTCGTTTCTCCAGGTCTGATCTCTTTCCGGGTGTACTGTCCAAGGTAAAGAAAGGGGTGTAAATTTATTTTCCTTAATCTGTGCCCTTGAATAGGTTTTATGGAACCAATTCGATGTACCGTTGGGAGTTGATACTGCAAAGCATTGTCCTCCAGTGGCTAGGGTTTGTTGAGCGGCGGTAAAGATTGTATCTATGTTATCGATGAATGCAGCCTCATCTAAGATCAGTAGTGATACTGCTTCCGAACGACCTGCATCCGGTGATGCTGCTACTGCTTTTACCTGTGAACCATTTGCTAGTCTAAGACTTAATCTATTATCTTCTACTGATTTTACTTTCAACCAGGCCGGTAATTGATCGTAGGCAAACCTTATCTTGGTTACCATGTTCTTGGCCGTCTCCTGCTTGGTTGCAATAACTAGTATATTCTTATCCTTCTGGAATATCATCAACCATAATGCATACGCAGATACTAGGGTTGAGATACCTAACTGTCTTGATTTGTTGATTATGATATACTCATCATTCTGTAATAGATGTAGGACCTGTTCTTGGAATTGATATAAGTTAAATTGAATACGTCCACGTTGAGGGTGCTGTATCCAATAATAGCGTTTCATAAAATACACTGGGTCTGTGGCACACTTGACAAATTCTTGTTTTATTATTGCTTTATAATTTACTTGTTCATTCATTATAGTTTTTATTTTCTTATGTACGTTCTGCCTAAGTGAAATCCTGACGGGACTTCTGAGTCTTGATTTATCATTTTACTTACAATTCCATCAGTTATCCAAACTTTACTATAGTTCGGATTATTACTACCTACTCTAGCACTACTACTCTTGCTCGCTCCCAAATTAATCTTACCGTACATTGGGTGGTTTCTACCTACTTTTAACTTATTCAACCTACTTAGAGCAGGGTTAGGTTTACCAAAATTATGATGATCTATACCTCTCCTACTACTTACTAGATTTTTCGCTCGTATCTTCTGTTTAGTATCTTCTGTGTGGTATTCGACACCGCTCCCACCTTTTTTCTTTACATTAACAACGTTAAATCCCCATGCATTGAATTGCTCAATCCAGTATGTTTCTAACGGTTGCCAATACTTTCTTTCTAAAGACTCCACATAGTCTATAAACGCAAATTCAATACCATTACCGTACTTGTTTTTATGATCCCTTTCTCGAGAAGTATTTTTCGTCTTACCTACGTACACTTTATTGGAATTTCCTTCTATACCTGTTACTACATATATATAAGTTACATTACTTACCTGTTGTGGCATTAGTCTATTTTATATAAATATATCAAAAGGACATCAAACCGTATATTTATATAAAAAAACTCAACCTTACGGGGTTGAGCTTAAAAATTGCACATTTGGTCTAGAAATGTTCAACGGTATGTTCCTAAGGTAGATTGGAACAATTAGTCTTCATCTGGATTCTTTATACCCTGTTTAGTAAGAAATTGAGCTATAGTTTGATACAGTCTAAATCTCTGTTCTTGAGTCATCTTTGTAATATATCTATCTAGTAGACGATAGGATTGCCATCCTAGTTTAGACTTATCTATTGAAGGTTCATTAGGAGTTGATCTATCTAATGCTCCTCCTCTAAATCCACTCATTCCATCATCTTGATCATCATTATCTCCTTGGAATCCTTCTTGTAGCCTGGACATATCAACTATTCTACCTATATCAACCTTTAACTCGGGTGTTATTACAGGTCCGTCTACAGATAATGTATAAGTTCCTTTAAGGTCCGGTCTATCTCTTCTCCAAGTACTGTTATCAGTGATTTTAATTGTATAGTCAGGGTAATTTTGTTTTAAGCGGTCTATGCTTTTTTCTATTTCCGGAGTTAGTCTTTTAAGCCAGCTCATACTGCTTCCTAGTCCAGTACTCTCTTTCAGTATTCCAGCTAATTGCTGCATTCTTTTTAGTTCGTTCATAATAATAAATATTAACCTACTTTAGTAAAGCAAAGATTGTTGTAAAGATAAAAAAACCTACTACTACCTTTAGTTTAGTTCTACCACGTTCTAATTGAGTAACGTATTGGCTCTGTAATTCAAATTTCGTCTTCTCGTTCCTAAGGTAACATCACTTATTTTTTAATCTCCATGATAACCTGTTATAGAGTCACCTGGATCGGTTGGTGTGTATTTAAAGTTAGGAGATGATTGATCTATGTCCGGCATCTCTAAGTCTAAGGGTTCTCCATCAATCTCAACATTTTCCACATCTCCGATTTTAATC